GGGTATGCGACTTCAAGCCCCCTGGCCTGCCGATAGGTCTATCAATAAGAACAGCCCCTACGGGTGGAGGCGTCACCCGATCAGCGGGAAGCGCAAGTTTCACCAGGGCGTGGATGTTGCCGGTTCTTTCTCGGTAACTGTTGCGGGTGATGGTGTTGTGACGAAGGTCGGCTGGTCACCTAAGGGTGGGGGCCACACGGTTCTGATTGACCACGGTGAAATAGTAACTGTTTATTATCACGGGGCACATCGCACAGGCTTACGCAAAGGGCAAAGGGTTGCGGCTGGCGAGTTCATTTACACTTCTGGAACGACGGGAAGCAGTACCGGCAACCATCTTCACTTTGAAGTACGCAAACGTGGGGGGCGCTGGGGGCAAACCCTTGACCCTGTTCCGTTTTTGCAGGGTTCTGCTTCTGTTTCGTCGACGGTTTTGCGGGTTACGGGACGGCTCGATAAGGCTACCTGGAAAGCGTGGCAGACGGCTCTAGACGGCTACGGTTATTCAGGTCGCGTTGATGGTATCCCTGGGCGGCTCACCTATTCAGCTATTCAGAGATGGGTCGGAGCGTCCGTAGACGGCGTTCTGGGGGCACAAACCCGTCAGGCGGTACAAGAACGCCTCGGCGTGAAAGCTGATGGCGTATGGGGCCGCTTGACAGTTTCGGCTTTGCAGCGTGCTTTGAACGAAGGGTCTGTGTGATGTCTGAAGAAAACGACACAGCAACAGTAAAGGTTTCTATGCGGGATATTTATGTTGAGGTGCAACGGCAGGGCCGGTTGCTGGAGAAGATTGCCAACTCGCTGCCTGATAGTGAGGACAAGATTGAGGACCACGAGGTAAGGATTCGCAAATTGGAGATGAGGATGTGGCAAGCTATCGGCGGATTTGGTTTCCTCGCAGCAATCGTGTCACCGTTGATAGCGGTGATAACCGCGTGAGTGGGGGCTGTTGCGACTGTGATCCGCCATGCGATAAATGCCTACCTTAAGGGGTTGAAATATATTATGAGCAAACCGTCCTGGAAGAATCGCAGACGCTACATTCTTGCCTCGTTCATTATTGGAGCTATTATGCTTATCGGTTCCACATTCGCAGCGCTGACCGGAAACATGACCGACATTAGCGATCTTGTGACGGGTGGTGTAGCGTTGATAACGCTCATTCTTACCAGCTACATTTTTGGCGCTGTGTGGGAGGATAAGTCACTGTATAAGAAAGAGGAGAATGGTGATGGATAAAATTAAGAAGTATCTTAACTATGCCACGGAACGTGCCGTGAAAACATTGGCGCAGACCGCGCTTGCAACTATTGGTGGTACAGCGCTTGGGGTGATGGATGTAAACTGGGTATCCGTCGTTTCAATCAGCGCACTTGCTGGAATTATGTCGCTGTTGACTTCGGTTCTTCAATATGACCGTGTACCAGTGGAAGGAAAGTAATGGAAAACTTTGAGATGGTTGATGGGATTGCTTGCCCCGTCGATCCAGCTTTGGCGGAAATGTGCGAATCTTGCCAATAATTATGTTATAGTTGGGATGTTCATTTGATATTCCTTTCTGCAAAACCCCTCGGATCGCCCTCCTAGCCGATTCGGGGGGTTTTGTTATTCAATCCATTGGTTGATTGTGCGGCGTGTGACACCGGCTTTCTTTACGAGATCGGTGACGGCTACTCCGTCCGCGTATTGTTCGCGTACTTTGTCGCGGAGTATTTCTGTGATTATTTGCAGGCGGGATAGTTCTAGGTCGCGCATATCGGCGATTGTATCGAGCGTGTACCCGTTGTAGTGGGCTTTTGTCATCTCTTGCATAACCTTATATTACAGGTTGAGTGTGTGATTCCTTGTAAATGTGGGTTGTGTGTGGTTGACTGACGGCATGAAGAAAAGGGAAACATATCAGCGTAGGCGTTTGACTACGGTTGAGGTTCGGGAGCTTTGGTTCCTATTCGGTGCTGCAAGTTTTTTTGGTAGCGCGTGCATTGTGTTGGTACTAACTATTGTTGTTTTGTCGAAAGGGTAGAAAATGTTTAATGTTGAGCGTCACCATGACGAGGTTGTTGTTAATTATGACGGCTGGTTGGATGTGACCCGCGAGGGTGACACGAGCTACCTGGTAATCAGTTTGCAGCAGGCGCGTGAGCTTTGCGAAAAGTTGTTGGAGGCTTCGCTGCCTGGATCGTTCGAGCTTATCCTTACAACGCCTTCTCGCGAGCTTGAGGACGGCTAGGTGCTTACCCCGAATTTTAGCGTTCGTTGGGTAACGTCCCACCCCAAACCCCAAAAGCTTCCTTGTTTGTCACGGCGTACAGCAGACAGTCTTTGATGATGGGGCACTCGTTACAGAGGTCCTTAGCCATCTGGCCTGCTTTTGTGCGTAGCTGCCCGACAGGAAATTCGTCGGGAAAGAATATCTCTGGAATATCCCGGCAAGGTATTTCTTCCGCTGTTTCAACTTTGTGGTGAAACTCGGTATAACTGTATTCGCGTCGGTAGTTAGACATAAGGTGAGTGTATGAGAAACGAAAGCATATTCCAAGTTTACGATGGTGACACCTTCAACGGTGCATTGAATTTGGGTGTCTTTGATTCGGGTAGCCCTGAGTGGCATGGGTTGAGGTCGCAGGGTATTGGTGGGTCTGAGATTGGCACGATCATGGGGTATAACCCGTGGGAGTCGGCGTTTGCGTTGTGGGCTAAACGTACAGGGCAGATTCCTGACCCACCGTTGGAGGGGTGGTCTATTCGCTTTGGTAGGGCGTTTGAGTTGCCTGTGTTGGAGTTGTGGGCTGAGGAGCACCCTGAGTATGAAGTGTTTTTGACGGGCACTTGGCGGCACTCCGAGCACGAGTTTATGTTAGCTAACCCCGACGCGCTTGCACGGCATCGTGAGAGTGGTGAGTGGATTGTTGTTGAGATCAAGACTTCTCGTGGGTCGTGGCGTGAGACACCACCGCATTATGCAGCTCAGGTGTTGCACTACATGGACGTGTTGCGTCTTGGACGTGCGGTGATCGTCGCTGTCGCTGGTTGGAATTATGAGGAACGTTGGGTTGAGTACGACACGTTTGAGGCTGACGCCCAATTCGCTGCCGCTCACCGTTTCTGGCAGCACTTACAGAACGTACAGAAACCTGATTGGGATGGCAGTAAGGCAACATATGAGGCTGTGAGGTACATGAATCCTCACATTGAAAATGATGAGGTTGATTTAGGTCAGCTTGGGGAAGTGTTGATTAATGCGTCTAAAACTTTTGCCGAGTCGGAGAAACTGCTCAATGAGATCAAGTCCACCGTGTTGGATGCGATGGGTAAAGCAAAATACGGTTATGTTATGAAGGATGGTAAGAAGTGGGTTGTCGCGCAACGGCAAGCCAGAGGTCAGGGAAAACCTTGGCTGGTAGTGAAAGGAGATAAATGATGGAACTGAAATTGGATGAGATTACGCCTGACAACCTGATTATGGTTGCTGCTGATCGTGAGGAAATGAAACTGAGCAACCTGGTCAGGTCTGAGGCGATTGCTTTGGGTGACGAGTTTGGTGCCTCGAAATTGTATGCTGAGCAGCTTTTGGCTAAGTGTCAGTGGCGGGCGATCAGGATGCACAACAATGGTTATACGCGGGATGAGTTGGCACAGATTTTCAATGTGGCTACTAAAGAGATGTCCAAGTGGTTGAAGAGTGGGATGAGGGCGTGGTTGTGATGGGCTGGAACCCGAACGATTATGAAATGGTTGAGGTAAGAATTAGGAAGTTTCTTGATGCTCACCCTGATGGCAGAATTATTACTGATTTGATTCCTGATGAGAATGAATGGATTTTCAGAACTTCTATTTATTTGACTACGGCGGATCAGGATGGTGGTTGGGCTAAGGCAACTGGTTACGCCACAGAGAAGAAGGCATCTAGTCCTTTCGCGGCGGAGGTTTCGGAAACGTCGTCAATCGGACGCGGCTTAGCGAACATGGGGCTTCACGGGAACAAGCGTGCTTCTCGTGAGGAGATGCG